GAAATATTATGGAGAAAGCGTAAGAAATAATTTACCTAAATGGAAAGGAGAATTATATAGTTATTATAAGATAGAAAATAACTATCCTAATAATTATAATTATGATGACTATTATACATTACCATATTATAGAATGGAGCATATTATAGAAATACATTCTATTAGAAAAAGAATTAATGTAGTATGTAAAGAATCTAGAGAATCAATAAAGAAATATTTGAAAATACAATCTGAAACAGTGCTTAAAAATATCATTGCTTCTATAGAAAATAAGATACGCGATATGAATATATCTTCTGTAAATGCTAGATTTACTGATATTGAACTAAGATTAATAGAAGTAGTAAGTTGGTATGATAAGTATGGTAGACAGAATGATTCTGTTAATCATTTTCCTTATTATATGAGTGATTTAGAAATAATGAAATCTATTAGAGAAGCTTATATGAATGCTGAGAAAACCAGTGGTTATATACAAGGTCATAGGTTATATGAAGGTAAATATAAAGATATAACTATTAAATTCTCATATGATTTTAATAACGGTTACATTATTACAGCATTTCCAGTATTTAAATAATTATAATTAATATAGAGAGTAGTCATAACTACTCTCTATATTTATCAGTATTTTGTTTTTTCTTGATTATATTATTATAAAGGTATAAATAAAAAATGGTGTGGAGATTAAAAAATCAAGAGCACCCTCCAGCAGTTGAAATAAACTGAGTCTGGTAAAGGAGATATATTATGATTTACGAAGCATTCTTTATTCAAGAAAATTTGGAAAGCACATTGGAGAAAGAAGTTATTAATAAACATATAACAACTTCTTTCCGGCCAAAAAATACTCACAAAGAGCTATATGGAAAGGAAGCAATTTTTAACATTGTTGGTTATGGTAACAACAATGTTAACGAAGGTTTTAAAGTTGAATTAGTCTCTTGTGAAGATGAGAGGCTAAGAGAATTATTTAATAACATTAATATACCACATATTACTCTGTCCATAAGTAAAATGGATAAAGCTGTTGATACAGCTAAATTGGATTTTAATCCAGTAGACACTGTACAAACAGTTACAGGAAAATTTGGTGGATTTGATGGAAGCATAAAGTTTTAATTTAGGACAGAATATTTAATTAAAAGGAGTCCTTAAAGGACTCCTCTTTTTTTATATATTTTTCATTTACCCGTTAAATGTTAAGTATAAAAACATTTAGATAATCATAATCTTATAAATGAGGAAAAAATAAGGGGGCATGAAGCCTCCTTATTTTTTTTTATTTTTATGAATGATACATCGATCCATCCATTAATTTAATTAATTCAGGATTCATTCCGTTATTAGCATAAACAGCTTCACTACCATTATCATATTTATCATTTAACGTTACATAAGGTAATATGCCATTTTTAATTGTATTATCAGCAAGTATAGCATTATACCAAGTATCAACTATTCTAAATTTAGTAGAATTTGCTGTTGAGTCACTTAATAAAGTTTTAGGATAATTGTATTTACCTTTAGCTGCGTAATAATAATAAATAGTTCCATCTATATAGTTACTTAAAGTTATATAAATACCTTTAAAACCTGTTTCAGTATTACCCGATCTTTTAGGAGTATCAGAATAGAAGCTATTTGTATATACTTTAAACATATCATAACTATTCTGGAATAAACATTCCATAATTTTATTACAATTATTATTGTATCTATATCCAATATTCTTATTTAAGAAATTCCAATAATTATTTATATAAATAGTAGAGAATCCTAAATATTTACAATAATTATCATAATTATTGCTATCACGATAGAATATATTACCTTGATTATAAGTATATTCTAATTTAGTACCAACTTTCTTTGGATTATTATCATTAGGATAATCAACAATATCATTTACTATACAATATCCATTATGATATTCCATTATATAAGTTTTATTTTTAATTAAGCGATTACTGCTATGACTGATTGGATAATCTAAATATATCTCAATAATATCTTTACTATTTATCTTAAGATACAATATATCTTCAATATTAATATGTGAACCATTATCTGATACATTGTTATTTATAGTTAGAGCAAATTCAGAACCTTCTGTCACATTAAGATCAGATATATTTAAGACATTGTCAGATAAATTTGTATTAGTTTTATCCACATCAGCATAATCAAGTGTTAATGTTGATCCAGTTGAATCGCCTGTCATATATGTATAATCTGTATCAGTAGATGTCTCTGAATGTATTATTGAATCATAAAAACACTTATCATTACTTAAATTAGCATTACTTCTATTAACAGCATTAAAAGTTAATGTATTTATATCATCAAATTCTCTATTGATATTATAAATAAGATCATAACTAATATTACCTACTGTTATCTTATGATAAACACCTGCATCATCTACATAGTCAGGTCTTTCAGGAACCCATATAAGAAATCCAGTTACAGTGTCATCATACACTAATTCACCTTTATAATATAAAGATAAGGCTACATTATTACCGCCAAACTGACTTATATCTTTAAAATAGATTTCATCAAATAATATAGAATTTTCTATTTTTTTATTAGTATTTGTATTATCAATGAATCTAAGTGTAAGATTATAATTAGTATCACTAATATCAGTATTCCTAAATTTAACTTTATGTATAGATGAACTTGGATTTACATCATCTATAGTAATATGTGTATTACTAAATTTATTTTTAAATTTAGTTTCAAAGTTATTACCTTCGCCATAACTCTCAGCTATATTTATATTTACTTCATTCCATACACTTGACCATGTTATTATATTTTCTTTATTATCATAAGCTTTTTCAAAATTAAGTGTAGGATTACTATTTATATCTATAAATTTATCTCCACCATCGCCATTAGGATTTATTACAATTTTCATTGTATTAGATTTATATAACAATTTAATACTATTTATATTATATATATTTCCAGAATCATCTATAAATCTATAACTATAATCAATACTTTCATAATCATTATTATTATTACCTATTGATTGTTTTGGTACAAATATATAGCTATTATTACTTACACTACCATTATCTATTTTAAATCCAAATCTAAGTAAACTGTTTATATTACTAATAATACCAGATTCAATGCTACTAAATGTAATTGATTTTTTATAATAAGTCATAAACTGATTACCTGTTGTATAATTACTATCATACATATCAACCACATGTTCAGATAAGTGATTTGCAAAATTAATATTTTTAATTATACATGAACTTGAGTTAATTATTATTCTGGATGTAAGTTCAGGTTTTGCACTATCTGATCCATAATTAACATCAGATATAGCAAAAATAGTAGGTTGTGGATTAGTTGAATCCTTCCACCAATTGTTAATATTATGGATATTTGTATCACTACCTGTGCTATAATATGATTCATATAATTCATCGTATACAATTTTACTTATAACAGTAATTATGCTCATGTCTTTTATAGTAATACCTGTATTATCTAATATGAATGCAGGAGTATGTAAAGGTGTTCTAATTACTGTATTATAACCAAGTCCTTTTATAGTAGTATTTCCTCTGGTTACAATAACTGGACTTCCTAAATAATATACCCCAGGTAATATTATTATTTCATCATAGCCACTTTCAATAGCATTTTTAATTGCATTTTGAAATTGCATTATCTTATCGTATATAGTAGTATTATAGTCTAATGTATAATGATATTCATTCCTTGCATAAGTACTGTTACCATATCCTATATAACAAGTTTTTGGATTAACTGTAACTCGCTTACCATTTATCAGTATAGGAACATAAGATTCAATTAAACTGTCTTTAATGATATTATTACTATTATCAGGACTTTTTACTGATAATAATTTATAATCAGAATTATCATGATAATTTAAATCAAGATATTTATAACCATCACTACTACTGTCAGGATTATGTAACGTAAAATATTTAGTAACTTTATCACTAAAAGCAATTTTATATAATTTAGAACTTATGCTAGAAGAAGCATAAATGTCAGGAGCATTCAAATAATTTACATACACATTCTTAAATCTATTAAGATCCTGTCCTATATCATATGTATTATGAATTTCAGGATATATATTTTTCGTAACGGTATCAATATCACCATGAATAGCACTATTTACATATTTAACTAAAGTGGATTCGTTTATCAATAAATCACCACTTACACGAGGAGTTTCTCCTGAAAATATATCATAATCAGTAAGTAATTTTGATTTAGCTACATTGATATATTGTAATGGGGTAGCTATATTATCATTAAGATTTAAGTTTCTTACAAATAAATCTCCCCACTTATTATCCCGACTACCTAATGATATAAATAAATCAGTTGTTTCAGGATACTTTATAAGTAATAGTTTATTTACATTGTCACTATCTATCAATTTTACATTATTTTCACCATATAAAGTAATACTTGAGCCTAATAGATAAGATTTACCCTCATTTTCATCCGAATTCATTTCAGTTATAACTAGTTTAGTTACATTATATAACTGTCTACCTGTTGTAGAATCCTGCGGCTCTCCATACCATTTTATTTTACCTATATAATCGCCACTAAGTTCAAAAGTACATGATGTCATATCAGAACCAAAATTAGGCTTAGAGAAATAAGCATTAGTTAATATATTTATTACATTAAAATCATCTTGTGTTGATGTACCTGAATGATCTACATAAAAAGGATCATTGAAAACTACTTCAACAGACTCATATGAAATTGAAGATGTTTCAGGTATTATAGTTTTCTTAAATGATATTGAAGTATTTGAATTAGTTTTACATGTAATACTATCTGTATATAAAGTATCTGTTTTTATAGTGGATATTTCTACATTGTTTATACCTACATTCTTAGTAGTAATATTACTTAATATTTTAGATAATTTTACATAGCTTCCACTTTCATTTGGTTCACTTGTAATAATTTCTGAAGTCAGAGTTCTCGGTAATATAGGAGTTCTTCCAATTATATTATTATTAGAATCTAATTCTTTTTTAAATAAGATTCCACTTATATAATTTTTACTCATTAGTAAATACCCCCTTACATATTTTTACTTAATTCAATATAAAATTTATTTATATTAGGGGTGTTTTTAATTATCTCATTTAATGAGGGCTGTGTAATTAAAAAGCTTCCTAATATAGTATTTATTATAACAAAAAATAAGTACGGTAAATAATCCATACTTAATAAACCTACTTGATGATAAATCATCAAATATTTTTCAATATAATATTTAGTATTTAATCCACTCAATCTTGGATTAAGTTTAGATAAGAATACAATAAGTTCATTTATATCTTTAATATCAGCAGCATCATATTCTTCTTGTAGCATATCTAAATCCATTTGTTGAACAAACTCTAATCCTAATGATGCATAGTTATTTATTAACTCAGTACTCTTATATTCCCATATTTTAGTTAAGAAGAATTTCTTAACTACAAAAGTGACTTTATCTAATAAGTCTTTATTAGTATTTAATGAATAATCTCTATTTAATATACCTATACACATCTTAGCATATATCTCAGAGCATATCCTCATTAAGGTTATATTTCTTTCAACTCTCGCAGGTTCTATCTGTATCTTTAATGCAATATAAGCACCTTCCATTAAAGCATATAATTGTTTAACAGGAATATTTAAATTTCCTGTTTCTTTATCTAAAGTACAAAATCCATTAATAAAAATAGTAGAAATTATATTACCATTTTTCTTTCTTACTATAAAAGGAATAGAATTAGTTACTTTATAATCTTTTGAAAATAATATCTCTATTAAACCTTTATCATAAGCATCTATTACTTTAGGTGCTAAAGGAGAAGCTTTAAATCTTTTTAATTGTAAATATTGTTCTTCTATAGCAGTTTTATCTATGGTTATAGCAGTCTTTATAACTTTTACCATTTTATCAATAATAGCATTTGATACATTTAATGTTTTATAAATAAAAGAATCTTCAAGAGTTGATTCTCGTATATAAGCCATATAATCAAACTCCTTTCTTAATAATATAAGTATTTATATTAATGTTTTTCAGTATAGTAAATATACCTTGTTTAAATTTAACATAAATATATTAAAATCTATACTGTAACTTTTTAGTAATCAAAAAAGGAGGTGATATATATGTTATTAAGATTTAAAAAATCTATTAAAAACAAATACTCTGATTGGGTAAATAAAAATTGGGAAAAAGATAATATACTTGCTCCGCCTTTAAAAGCACAAAAAGCAATAAGTTTTTTAACAGATTATTTACTTGGCGAAGATTGGTATGACTCAAGTGGTGCTACACATCCAGAACAAGTAAATGTAAGAATAGTGCATGAAATTTTAAAGAAATATAGTCCTGAATATAGAAAAGAACTTAAAGAAAAGATATCAAATTTAAAGGATGAAAATAGCAATGAGTAAAAATATTTTAATTGAAGCATTAAGAGCTGATGATAAGACAGGCTATTTATTTAATGCAAATGGAACTTTTGTTAGTTATAAAACAGGTTTTCCTGCATTGGATTTTAATTTAGGATGCATGATAAATGTATTTGATGAAAATAATAAAGTAAAAGAAACCTATCCATCACTAGGAATAACAGCTGGTTCTATAGTAACTATTATAGGAAAATCACAAGTTGGTAAAACTACATTAGCAATACAAATAGCTTCTAATATAGTAAGACCATTTGAAAATGGTACTGTTATTCATTATGATTTAGAGGGTGGAGCTAATTATAGTAGAATAGCCAGTGTTAGTAAATTTACTCCTACTGAGATGGAAGATGGTAAATATATTTTAAGACAATCACAATTTTCTATAGAAGAAATTAAAAAATCTATAGCTAAGATATATTTAGAGAAAGTTAATAATCCAAGTAAGTATCAATATAATACAGGTAAATTAGATGAGTTTGGTAAAGAAATAGTTACATATGAACCTACTTGTATAATAATAGATTCAGTAGCATCTTTATCAACTTATATTAATGAGAATACTAAAGATGGATTAAAAACTCTTGAAGATATAACAAGTCAAACTGAAGTAATGAGATTAACTGCTGAGATTGGTAGATTTTTAAAAGAATCTATACCTATGATGAAAACTGCAAATATAATTATGTTTTTAATTAATCATATTAAACTTAGACCCGGTTTAGGTATGCCACAAGCTGCAGAGTTAATGTATTTAAAACAGGATGAAACTTTACCTTGTGGTAAAGCAGTTCAATATTATACAAATACAATGATAAGATTAACTTCAGTAGGAGCAGAAAAATATACTCCTGAAGAACATAATTTTGATGGATTTGGAGTACAATGCCAATTTGTTAAAAATAGAAGTAACGCAAATGGAACTATAGCTCCATTAGTATTTAATAAAGTAACAGGATATGATTCACTTATGTCATCATTTATATTAGCTAAGAATTTAGGATATGTAGGTGGAAATAAAAATGGATACTATTTTGAAGGTCATAAAGATAATAAGTTTACAATAACTAATATACATAATGATTTTAAAGAAAATAGAGAATTATATAAAATTATGTATTCATTAATAGTACCTGTACTTGAAAAGAATATATCTTCTATAAAACCTGAAGAAATGGACATTGTACAAGAAGAGATGGATTATTAATAATATCAAAAACATATCTATAATTTTATAGATATGAGGTGATTATTATGTTGGTTAAATTAGATAAATTAAATGAGGAATTCTTAAAATTAAGAGAAAAGGTTAGAGATATAAACCCTAAGTTTACAGTAAATCTAACTACTATTCCTAAGGTTGCTATAATATTTACAGCACCATCATTTTATGAAGAAAATGATACCGGAGTAATACAAACTGTTGCAAATGAATTAAAAGCAGTAATCAGTTTAATTGATAATTTCTCATATAATGGATATAAAATTGATATAGGATAAATTAAAGGAGCTCATTGAGCTCCTTTAATTATTTATTTTTTATTAAGGTATAAGATTTGTAGAAGTTGATATGCTTGAGGCAGCATTAGTTCCAGCACCAGTTGTCTTAAATGCTTTATCATCATATGTCTCAACAAAGCTACCGTTATCGCTAGAGTCTTTAGCAGTAATCTGACCTCTATGTTCATTATCTCTACCTTCATAGAAACTACCAGATCTATCTGCATCATCAGCATCAACATTATATCCGGAATGGAAGTTAAGACTATCCATAAGAACATTATATTTTCTGATAAGCTTCAAAGCCTGTTCATTAATCTGAGGAGAAATATATCTTGTTGCGTTGAAACGTATACTAAGTTGTACGGCGTCATGTTGTCCTGATGTATAATTGAATTGATCAAGAGGAACTTCTGTAGGCCAGCAGTTTGCAAATAAACAAGCATACTCTACATTATAACCTGTATTATCAGTTGCAACATAAATAAATTCCGCAGTTTCATTAGCAAGAGAAGAATTTAATCCTACATTTGCTTCAGCAGAACTTCTATGATATGTACTATATCCAGATAAAGGATCAGATATACCAGTAACCCAATACTGAAGAACTTCTCTTACAGGAGATCCTGCAAATTCATAAACTTGAATTTCAAGATCGGTAGTATTATCTTGTGTAACAGTAGGAATCTCTACTGATCTATTTGTATAACCACCTTGCATAGTACCATTTGTAAGTGTTAAGTTTCCACCGGGACCAGTTATTTGTGTATTACCATATTCCAATATATGTTTAAAATTTCTCATCTTATCATCGCCAAGACCCCTTGCAACAAAAATAGGCTGACGAATCATAAATATACGACCATAACCTGATCTAAGAGGATCATATTGAGTTAATGAATCTCTTGTAACATTTAATCCACCTAAGAAAAGTGAATATTTGCTCATATCGCCACTATATTCTTTTATATTAGTTTGAAATGTATTAGCCATCAATTAACCCTCCTTTCTTAAGCTAAAAAGTCTCTCTTATTAATATCAATTTCAATAATAACTCTCTTCATGAGATTTCTGAACTGTACTGCAACATAGCAATGTACGATAGATCTTTCAGCTTCCCACTCATTTACACTGAAATTAATATCAAAAGATTGTACTTTAACACCAATCCAATTAGCAAATTTAGCTTTTTCATACTCTGTGAAATTAGCTCTTGACTCAACAGATGTAAAATCATAAAGAGAATCGAAACAATCCTTCTCAATAATCTTTCTCATCTCACAAAGAGTATGAACATTATTTTCTTCAAGTAAATCAGAATTATACTTAATAGCTGTACTCTGAGTTCTCCTCTGATAAATATTCTCAGATAAAATCTCATAGTAGTTAATTCTGTTATTATAAAGAATTTCTTTTGTCTCAACATCAGCATCAGATAATACAGGATAAACCTGATTCTTTACATGCCCACTTAATTGTGTAGGTCCTTTAACAAAAGGTATATGACTACCTGTAACAACTAAATGTCTAGGTAATGTCTGTGCTAAGAAGTATGTAATAGTAACAGCTATCTTTTTCTTAGTTACAGGATCTTTTGTATAATACCAATTCCAGTTAATGGAGTTATTTCTACTTACTGAAAGAGGTTCCATCTGTGCAACAACTGTATCAACATTTCCATCAGTTAAACCACAGTCAATATAGAATATACAATCCTGTCTCTTATTAAGAATCATGTCAGAAATAGCTAATTTAACATCAAAATCATAATTAGCATCAAAGATAGCATTACAAGGTACTCTCTTTGTACTAAGTATAGAATTATCTAAAATTTTACCATATGTACTATCATTTGTAAATGCTCTAATATAAGTTTCTTTGATCTTACCGTCAACATAAGTATCAGTATCTATAACTTCACCAGTAATAGGGTCGGTATATGTAGCATTTCTATCAAAATCACCATCGCTACCAGCAGCCATGGTTAAACCAGCTATTCTATCAACAGTAACATGAGATTCCTTATCAGACTCTTCAAGAATATCGAGTAAAGGAAGATAATCATCATCTACAATAACTCTTGCAAAGAAGGGGTCAAATTCATCTATAGTAGGGAACCCTACAGGAAGATTCTCATCACTATAAACACCTTTATCATCTTTACCGGCAAAATTCTTATATGCGTTATAAACTAATTCAACATTATCTTCAAATGTATGAATACGAATATAAGATTTACCTAAATCTTGGTTATCTACAATATCGTCAATAAGAGTCAATGTATTATATCTAGGACTTGTTACAATTGAACCAGAGAAAGTCTGTTCAACATTTATGGTATTATTCTCTGTATTTAATAATTCAAAATTAAATATCTTAATACCATAATCTTTTTCATAATATTTATTTCTGGCAATTCTCCATCTATAGTTATTACCATAAGAGCCTCTACCAGCCATAGAAATTATACATAAGGGTACTCTAACCCAATTTCCTGCTATAAGATCTTCATCATCAATACTGGTGGAATCATCTGTTGAACTTCTCTCGTAATTATCATCAACTTCCATAGTAGTCTTTTCAACAAAAGTTTCAGCTACCTTCATGAAGTTATCATATCCGGTATCTGTTCCAGATGCAAATGAAGAAGAATCAATATTTCTTATAGCGAACTTAATTTGGAATTTTTTATTATCAGGGTCTTCATCATTCTGTTTATAGTATAAATAAAGTACACTATTAGCAGGGAATGAATTATCAGGCATTATACGCATAGCATTTACTGTAGCGTAGCCTGTATTAAGAAGAGCTATAGGCATCATCAAAGGCTGCCCATGTTTTTTATAATTAGATTTACCAAATGTATTAACAAAATCAGTAGTGCTTGTAAATTTAATTAACTTGTTATCAATACCTTTATCTGATGTAAATACTGATATAAACTTAGAAGAGTTATCGTCATTTACAACATTAACTGTATCTTCGTATATAGTATTATCATTAATTACCGTCATCACATGAGGATGGAAATATCTAGGTACAATCTGATTTGTTTGCGGCATATCTATTTCACTCCTTTACTTAAAATTTATTAATTAGTTTAGTAACTAAATTTTATATAATTGTAAAAAAATCAACTGAATAAATGAAGTCATCAGTTTCTTAATATTTAATAATTTCTTCCAATGGAGAATATTTTTCATTACCTTTAGTTCTTGTCTTATTTAATGATGTAGTTATCATACTATCAATATCTTCAAATGTTACAGCAGTGAAAGTTGAATTATACTGACATATCTGTCTAATAGATGCTGTCTTATAATCATAATCACTTACACCTTTATTTGAAGCTATCTTAGAAAATTTCTCTGATAAGTCATTAGGATTTCTATATACTGTAGATAATACTAATTCCATATAAAAAGAATTTATACCAAAATCTACTCCACATATTTCTGTATTCTTATTCCATACACTAAGAAGTTTACTATAAGGAATATTATTAGGAATATTACCGTCTAATAACATATTCAAAAACTGTTTAACATATTCATCATCAGGGAAATATCCATAATCCATTATTTTTGAATCTTTAGTGTATTTTAATACTCTACATTGAGTTTTATCTCCATTATTATCAACAAGATTAACTTCACTTATATCAGACTCATATTTATATAAATCTATTCCCATTGGTAAATTAAATATTTTCATTTCTTTAAATTTACCTTTTTCAAATATACCAATTTTAAATAATCCAAATACTTTAATTTTCTTATCCATCTCAGTAGCTAATCTTACAGTAGGGTCAAAATAATTAATTGGTATATAAAATTCACAGTAATCTGTGTTTAATGATATGAAATTTCCATCAACTTTAAATATATTCATAACATCATCCTATCTTTATCATATTTGTATATACTACATCTTTAGTATTAAGTATTATTTCCATTTGTATTAGAAAAATCATATACTGTTGTCAAAGCACTATCTACCGTAACATTTGCACCTGTTTGTATGAAGTGATTATTTGTAATGATACCTCGTCCTGTATATGGATTACTCTCACTATTTGTTACAGTTAATCCTGTAGTTCCATTAAAAATACAATCTTTAATAGTGAAATTACCACTACCAGAAGCTACTAATGTAGCATCATCGGCAAAGTAAGAATTTTCTACTGTCACACTACCATTAGGTACGCATGGAATCTCAAATGCATTATTAAATGTACAATTTTTAATAATTACATTTACACAATTTGAAGGATTTGTACCACTGTCAAACATTCTCGGTGATGGACTAAATACTACATTTTCAAATATAAATACAGTGTTCATAGAATATGAACTTGAACCATATTGTCTGCCAACAAATCCTGCTTGATTTGTGTTTCCAATAGTATATGAATTATTACCTATAAAATGTAATATTGAATAATCAAAACTTGGTGTCATATATCCGCTAAAGTTACTTGTTAAATAAATAGTAATATTACTATAATTTGGTAGGTTTTCATTATTGAACATATTAAACTCTGAACTTTTTGCTATATATGGTGTATATAAATATCTTTTTTTACCATTTTCAGTCTTATTAAAAGATCCACTGATATATCCAAAATTGAAATTATTATGACCTATTATAACATCTGCATAATTTGTGCTTGTACCTGTTATAAACTCAAAGGTCTTTTGCCTCGTTAATGTGAAATTAGTATTAACACTATTACCTGCATCAGGTATTCCGCTTGATATTTGACTTATAGCTGTATCAACATAAGATTTATTAACTAATGAAGTTAATGTAAATTGATTATTACTAAGTGTTGTTGTAACATCTCCACTTAAAGCACCACCTGTTAAAGGTAAGAATTGTTTATTATCATTAGTTTCAAATGAATCAGCTTTTAAATCTCCATCAACATTCAAATTTCCTGTAATTTTATTATTTTTAATAATCATAAAATCACCTCTATTTTAAATAATTACTGTTTTTTAGAGAAACAGTAAAAACTCATATTTATAAAATTTAAGCTTAATTTACTTCATAAGTCATTGATAATAATAATGTATTTCCTTCATCCTGTAATTCTATATTATCATCAGAATAAGTTACAAAAGGACTATTGGTTTCTGACCCAATACATGCACCATCAGTTTCAATCATTATCGCAAAATAAGTTTTATCAATTAAAGTATCCATATTTGATAAAGTTATTTCTACAAAATTATTATCAGTATTTGAAACACTAGTATACTCAGTATCATAAACTTTATATGAAGTATGTGCTTCTTTAGTACTACTATCAGCACTTATATCATTTATATTATTAATATCATCATCTGCATATATAGTTACAATATAACCATCATCATTAGAACTTATATATTTAAATGATAATTCATTTAATGTAATATCGTCATTTGTAGTTTTTTCAAATATACTGAAAACTCCACCAGATGCATCAAGGGTACTATCGCTATCAGGTGTATCATAACTATCACCTACAACAAATGTATTAGTTGTTTCAGGAATTATAATTTCTTTTGTTGTTAATGTAGGAACAGTTAAATTACCAGTTAAATCATATACAAGTATGTTTATAACAGTATCTACATTATTAATTATCTCGTGTGTTTCAATAACAATATCACCATTACTATTAGTTGTTAATTTATTATATTTATTATTAACAGTAGGCCCAATTATTTCAGAAGAACCTCCTGATATAGGAACATTATCAATTAATAATTCACCTAAATCAGTAAATTCTAAAGTATGATTATTTGTTTTTGAAGTAAATGTTAATGTACCCTCTGTTATAGTTAAATCAGCAGTTGAGTCATAATAATTTAATATAGCTGCGGTTTCGGTAGCTGTACCAGCATTTTGTATATTAGAAATTATTAATTCTTGTGTATTAGTAGTAATTTTATCACCTGTCTGTGAATCTGTTGTTACATCATGATCAACTACAACATTGAATTCAGTAGGAGTTAAATCTAAACTACTCTTAGTAAAGTTAGCAATATTTAATCCACTAGGACTAAAATCAAATAATACATCCCTGTAAGTATTGCTATAAAGTTTATTCTTCCATGTAAAACTATTGTTTACTTCAAATAAAACTAAAGGATTATTTGTATGCTGATAATCTTGATATTGTAATTTTAATCCTTCACTTGCAGTCCCAACTATAAAACTACCACCATTCCCACTAAAATTGATGTTACCATTAGAAGGTAATACTTCAAAACGCTTATCTGTATAATCACTACCTACGCCTTGAATCCTAAATATACCAGTAGATGCTGATAACATAGCTTTATATTGTGTATTTGCAGCATCGTAACTATTACCTTCTCTCCATATACAGAGTTCGGCACTTTGAGTAAAATTAAGGTGATCATAATTACCAACAGTTACATCAAAACCAGTTGTCGAGTGTTCAAAACCAGTACCATAGCCAAATATATAATTAAATTTGCTTGAATTATATATAAATGCAGGTTTATTTTGAACATGCGGCTGATAGCTCGTTATTCCACTTGGATTTACAATAAATAATGGTTTATCCATAGAACTAGTTGGTGATAATGCAGGATTATTTACTAAAAGTCCTACTGAACTACCAACAGCAAATACTGGTATTGTAGGTGCTTGTAGTGTACTATTTAATCCTTGATCATAGAAAGCAAGTCCAAGATTACTATTAGGTTCACAAACTACAAATTTAAGATTAGCGGGTCCAGTATATGATAAATAACTTGGATTAACTTCAAATTTTACTCTTGTACTTGAACTGAGTATACTATCATATATTATTCCACCTGGATTTACATTAAATGTTAATGGTGTAGTTGTAGTTCCATCCGATGTAGTTTGATCTTTATATAATATACCTCCAGCATTAACTTGATGAGTTATTGTAGTTGTTACATTAGTAAGAGGGTCTGTACTAACACTACTAATATTTAACCCACCCGGATTTACAGCAAATGATACTGATGAACTACTAACACTTAAACCACCGGGATTTGCAGCAAATGCTAAAGATGGTGTAGTTATACTTAAACTTGCTGGATTTATGTCAAAATTACATAAACTATTACTAAAATTAAATACAAAATTTTTAGGGTTAATTGACAATGACCCTAAAATATTTTCTTCTAAATTTGTTGTGATATGACTAATTATATTTGGATTTATGTCTATACTATAATTTCTTGTCACTTCAACATCATCTATAGTTTCAACATAAGTTCCATTAAATGTTAAATAATCTTTATTAAGAATTGCCATATATTATTTCACCTCTCTTATATTTTAATATTACGTCAATAGAAAAAACAATTGAGTATACTACTTACTCAATTGTTTTTCTATTACAAAAAGGGATTATTAAAATTACTCTTTAGTAGATATATCAAATGTTATCTTATTAAGAGCATTTACATTTAATAATCTTAATACTTGTTCTTCAGGAATATTATCTTCTACTATATCAGAATTTTTTCCAAATAAAGTATATTCAGTATCAGATTTTAAATTACCATAGAAATCACCATATAAATCTACATATACTTTAAATCTATTATTTATATCTTCTACAGTTACATTATAATTATTATCTTTAATGAACTTCAATATATATTTTTTAGCTAAATCTAAATCATTATAGTAATCAGCAGGATTAACTACTATATCTATATCAGGTAATTCTTCATCTTCTACTTCTTCTTCATTAGACTCTTCAATAGCTTCTTCAGTTATATTTTCTGCTTCAATATCAGCTTCTTCGGATGATATTGTTGTCTCTTCACCTACTTGGCTAACAATTTCCTCTAAAGGCTTGGTGATAGGCTCAGCTTCTTTTTCAATAGATTCTTCTGTAATATCTTCTTCAGATACTTCTTTAATATCTACTGTTTCTTCAACTTCATCTACTACTTCTTCATGAGGTTTGGTATATTCTAATAAAAGATTTTCCAATTCATCAGTTTCCATTGTAGTATCAATATCTTCCATACCTGCATTTTGTAAACTTGTGATAATTAACATTCTCTTTCTTTCATCATACTCTTTATCTTTTTCTTTTCTGCTGGGATGTGAAGGAGCTGTTACATTATTCTCTTCAAAGTAATCTTTATATTCTTTAAATCTATCATCAAATTCTTTAATCTTATTAATAAAGTCATTTTCCAATTCTTCACTTGAAAATTTATGATAAATAAGATTATAAAGTTTACTTAATATAATTGAAGCATGTAAAGAATCTACTTTATTATCAGGGTCTATATATGCAATATATCTTGTAACATGGAATAAGAATATATTATTATATACATGATATTCTTCAGGAAGAAATTTCTCTTCAATATTAAAGAATATTTTATATATATCTTTACTATATCCAAATCTTGGAAGTCTACTTCTAAATCTATCCATTACAAGTTCACTTCGTTTATTATTAAAGAAAATATCTTTAATATTTTTAATTTCCTTATCACCTAATTTATTAACTCTTTCAAAAAGAAAATCTATAGACTCTTCATTAGTAAGAGCATCTAGCATCTTTGTTAACTTATTCTTTTCAGATGAATCAGAAGTTGCTTCTATATCTTGTTTTAATTTTTCTATATAAGCATTTCTTTTTTCTTTATATTCATCTGAGTGTTTATAATTGAAATAATCTTCACTTATTTTATTTATTTCAGTAATAAGGTTTTCTTTTTCTTTATAGATATTTCTTATATTAACTAAATCTCCTTTTATATCCAAGAAGATTTCTTTTTTATAATCATAAAAAGTTTTATAATCTTCACTATCAGGATTATTATTATCTAACTCTTCATATTTTTTACGCAAAGCATCTATATAAGTTTCTTCTTTATTAGCATCTATACTAACTAATATTTTATCAATATCATTATCAGTATATTCACTTATCTCTTTAGTATTTGGAATGTTTAATCTTTGTATGATTAAATCATTTAATCCATAAGAACTTATTTTATCACTTAATAAGCTATTGGCAGTCTCAATAGTTGTGTCTGCCATTGAAATCATTTCTTTTACAGTTTTTATATCGTCTTTTATAGCCATACGATAAACACTCCTTTACAATTAAAAATAGATTTAGTACAATGTATAATAGAATATTAGAATCCATTTAATTCATTAAAGAAACTTAAATCTATATCTCCACTGGAATAATCTGATTCTTCTAATACTTCTTTAGGAGTATTTTCATATACACTATTTCTAATTAATCCTTTTTCAGCAAGAGTTCTTGTTTCTGTTTGTGCTTGAGCTATAGCTTTTTGTAATAATTTATCATAATCATTTTCCTTAGCTACAGCTTCTTGTTGTTTCATAGTAATAATATCTCTCTCAGGTAATATTCCTAATCTTTCAACATCATCTATAGTATATTCTTTATCTGCTTTAGAAACTATTTCTTCAGAGCCTCTGATAAATCCAAACATAGGAAGATTATTACCATGATAGAATATATACATTCCTATTAGATATGACATGATATTATCATCATGCATACCGGGTCCTGCTTCAATTTTACCTGACCTTGTCCTTACTAAATGAGCTATATCATCAGCTATATTTTTAGTAACAAATTTATCTTTAAATTCTGCAACTCTTCTAAATAATATAGCCATCATATCTTCTCTACTCTGTGGACCAGTATATACACCATAGAATTTCTTTTGATCAGCTTGCTTTTTAAGCATACTTGTTATTGTAGAGCTATCTTTTAAATTATCTTCAACTAAATCTTTATTCTTATCATAATAGAGATTTTGTCTAATTGATGAGTTTAATAGATGGTCTATTATGCCATCACCAACACTATTTCTCTCTATACATAATATAGCTCTTGGTATATGTTCTTTAACAAGAGTCATTATTAGTTGTTCATATTTAGTTTCGCCTATATAAGGACACTTAAAATCAGCTACAGGTTCTTCTGTATATGGATCTATTACAGTTATAGCATTATTATCTTCATTAGTACCTGTAGAACAGTCTATTCCCACTATATAAGGAGTATTTCTATTTAATGGAGTATATACATCAAATTTAAAGTATTCTAATATAAATAATTCTTCAATCACACTCTTAGTAGAATTCATAATATACTCAATATCTTCTTGGTCAAAAGGAGAATCTGAAGAACCTCTGATTCTTTGTAATAATATCTCTCTTTTTATAGTTATAGGGTTATTAATTTCTCTACATATATTATAGAACCATTCATTAGATAAACCAAGTTGTTTATAGCTATATTCTATATAAACTATATTATTTCTACTATTATTATAAACATATTGTAATACTTCATTTTTATCATCATCTTTATCATAATGCATATCATACATTTTTTCAGTCCATGTAGCAGTATCTGCAAGTATTTTTTGAGACTGCTCACCTGGAGATGTGTCAAGATCACCAGGCGTACATGTAAAACATCTACTATATATAGCATTATTCTGTTTAGCGTTTCTTGCAGCAGTATTAAATGTAGGAGCTGAGTTTTCTATTATGGTTTTTATTTCATTTGTGAACTCAGGCTCATCAAAATATAATAACGGACAGCTCAAACCACGAGCCAATGATAATGCTGCTTCATAATTAGTAGCTTTAGATTTAGTATTTACTACATTATTAGTTATAGGATGTTTTAATGAAGTTGCATTCTTTACAGCCTTTACTGTTTTTATTTTGCCATTATCATCCTCAATCATTAAAGATTCAAATCTAAGGTATTCAGGTAAGCAATCTATCTGATCTTTTAATCTTCCTAAATTTGCTTTAGAACCATCTGAATCTTTATGAACAAATATAGTTTGTGAATCATTAGTACCAAATGAATAAGCCCATGCATATAAAGCAATAGCAGATACAGTTTTACCTTGCTGACGAGGTAAGCATAACCATGAATCTATTCCATGTAAATTACACCATGCTTGAGCAATATTACCTCTATTAGCTTTATATCTAACAGGTACACCACCTTGAGAAGGTATTCTACAAACTTCCCTTAGATAATACCATGGATTCTTTACACATTCCATCATTATTCTACTAATTTGGTCTTGTGTTAAATTATCTGCATAGGGATCTACATTTATTAATGAGTAATCATATATTTCCAACATGAAATAATAATTTCTAATACCTAAATTCTTTAAATCTTTTGCTACTTGTAAAAAACTTTTATTACTTGTACCAACATCATAGAACTTATTCTTTATTCGTTTTATTCTACTCATATCATATAAGTCCTCCTTAATAAAAAATAATCTACCTATATTAATATAGGTAGATTATTTTATTATAGATTTCCTTTAAATATTAGTATTAGTATAGCTATAAATAATACTACACCAATAAAAACAATTTCTTTTAATTCATAAATGTATTCTATATTAATCATATCAACAGCCTAATCTTCATTAAGTCTTATACTAACACTTAATTTATTTTTACTTTTAGAAATCTTAACATCGCCATCATAATTATTAGTATTAATATAATCTAACATATCAGATTTTATAGATTTCAAATCATTATTATTTTTGAATATAAGTATAACATCTAATGACGATTGTGAAATGGAACCATATTCCATAGCATCTATATTACTTAGATATTTTTCAATAAGTCTATAAAATTTTATAAATTTAACATATTGAAGGCTTATTATATTTTCAAAGATTTCTAAAGAAGACCCAGCTAAATGATTTATACAACAGGCCATATCTTTATCCAAAATCTTATCCCCCTCAAATTAAAAATTTTAAATTAATGTATCATCATTTCTTAAGAATACTATTTCTTATATTCATATTTTCTTGATTTTTCAACATAGTCTCATTTTCTTTATGTTCTTTTAGAATTTGAGCTTCTCTTGCTTTTGCAAGATATATCAATTCTTTATATGTTAAATCATAAAGTATGTTATGTAAACTTAGTTCACTTTTAAACATTGCTAAGAATGCATTTAGTTCACTATAATGTTGTTCACATCTACGGTTGTATTCATCAACTGTTGATATTTGAGAAAAACCAGATCATTAATATTAATAGGGATAAGCTCAGTCTTATAACCGCAATGAGGGCATTGAATATCTCTAAATTCAAAAGTAGTACTATAAGCATTACCATACTTCTGAAGAATATCTACTATCATTGCAATCTCATCAGGTTTAATGTAATATAATGCATTAATAATATCTTCAGCTTCAGTATATTCAATATACTCATTACCATTAGGTACATAAATTTTATCTACAAGAGAAAGTAATACTGTGTTAAATCTAAGAACATTGTTTACATCATCAGGATGCTCTTCTTTAAATTTATCACCAAGAGTATTATCTATTATCTTATACAAATAATCATAAGCAGATGCTACTCCAACTTCGATAATATATCCTGAATTAGGAAGTTCGTACATCTTATGATTATTTACAGGAGATTCCTCAAATAACGCCTTAGCATCTTTACGAGGACAATCGGCAATCTTCTCTAATGTTTTAAGAAATTGATCACTTGCCTTATCAAATCTAAGAAGTTCTCTCGGAGAATACTTATGTTCAAATGTCTTGCCGCATTTCTTATCTGTACAAGTTAAAGCTATTTCTGTAAATTCAGGAATAGATGCTACCAATAATCCATATACAGCTATATCGATATCAGTATAAGCAAACTTTCTTAAGAAATCTTCAAAACTCTTAAATTCTCCAATAGAAGGATTTACCATCTTATTATATATTACACTAAGTTTTTTATGCATCTGGTCAAAAGTAACATTGTTTGTATTTAAAGCAATATCACCCATTTCACCATATGATAAACCGCTCATATATGCTCTAAATCTTGAAGCAGGGAATACAACAGGAACTTTATCAGAACCAATTTGGAATTCCTTAATATCATCCATAAAAGATTTTTTAGATTTCTTTACTTTAATGAATGAAAGATTTACTTCTTTAATTTCTTTTACTTGTATAACATCAGCTGTTTTTACTTTATCTCTTTCTTCAGCAGTAAAGTCAAGATTAGCACCCATACCGGTCTTATCTATAATAATTTCAATATACTTTTTCTTATTATCATCTAAGACAGGTATAGAATTATCTTCTTCAGACATATCTACATCTTCATTAATAACAGCTTTCTTATCACTACCTACAGCCTCAAATAAATCTGAAGATTTTTCAGCTTCTTCAGGAGTAATAGAACCGTCTGCTACTGCTGATACTGTATTCATTACTTGAACCATTTCCATTTGATCTTTAGGCTTTCTTGCAAGCTTAATCTTTTCAGTAGCATTAATCATTTTATCTTGTTCATCTAAATATTCAGATGTTTCATTTCTTGCATCATCTACATTCTTATGAACAATTTCAGTAGGCTTATTCTTTTCTTCTAATTCTTTATTATCAACAATAAGTCCTTTTATATTTTCTTCATTATTACCACTATCTATATTCTGTTTAGAATTCTTTTCTTTTTTTATCAAAGAATTAATGTCCATGCTTTCATCTTTTTTAATATCTTCACTCATAATGAATGTACTCCTTTCATTTAATAATTTATTTAAATGTGAGAAGTATAAAATATAATTCAAATTACGATATATAATACCATAGCCAAAATGACTATGGTATTATAAAAAAATTAGCCCTGATGTGTATTGAGATAATTCTCTATGATAGCTTCAATAGCCTGTGTAGTAGGTACAGCCGCAGCAATAGCCGCATCTACTTCAGATTTTGTATACACATCATTACGATCAGCCTTATCCTCTAAATCACCTTTTACTGCAATTTCATTTGCAGGTATATCTCTTTCAGAAGGACTAGCATCACCTACTGTGTAATACATAGCACCAACAGTAACATCAAGTTTAGCACCCTCAAATTTATTACTTGCATTTTTCTTAACAGCATAAATCTGAGCGTTAATACCGCCATCACCATCATTTACACCTGCAAATGACCATGTACCATCATTATGCTCAAACTTAGCACCACCACCAGTACCTTCATTGAATATCAATGCTTTACCATTAGTACCATCTACTGTACCATCTGTTTTATTATTTACAGTAGTCTCTAAAGCTGCAACTGCTGAAATAGTAGCTTTATCAGCAATTTCTGTTGTATGACCTTCTACAGTAGTAGTTAATGTTGTTAAAGCAGTATTTAAATCAGATACTGCTGTATTGTCAGCTTTAGCATCAAGAGCTGTATCTACTTCAGTTTTTGTATACACATCATTACGATCAGCCTTATCCTCTAAAGCTTCTGTAACTTTTGTAGAATCAGCTTTATTAGCTATTTCTTCTACCTGACCTGCTACAGTAGTTTCTAATGTTGATACTTTAGTACCATAGGTAGTCATTTCTTCCTGAATAGTAGTTATATCTGTTCTTAAACCTGCAGGGTCAGCTTCCTGTATAGTAGTATCTAATTCCTGAAGTTTTGTATTAAAACCTTCAAGCATACTTGCCACAGTACCGCCTTTATCATCTACCTTAATATTTTTAGCATCACTTACAATATCAATATCATAAATAACACCATTAATTTTCTTTTTAAATTTAGCTGTCTTTGAAGCCATATATCATCACTCCTTTTCTATTATTTGATAAATGTGACTTTAGGATTAGTTTCAGTAGGTCCACCTGTGTTATTATCATATGTATAATAAGTTCTTTGAGGAACAGATTCATCTATCTGCTTTGTGATTGCAGTATTTTTATACATGTGAGCACTGAAAACTAAATTATATTTACTGAAATCCTGAGGAGTATCAGTAAATGATTGACATAATAAAAATCCCATATATTTAGCAGCATCACCTTCAAGAACTTCATTACAGTATTGATTTTTCTTAAAATAAAATATTGCATTATGATTAGTTACATTACTTAATCTTACACAGTTTGAAGGATTCTCAAAGTAATTATTATTAATATAAATACTTATATTATCTTTTACTGCAAATATATTTATAGCATTGTTTTTATATGAGCCATAGAATTTATTATTGGAAATATCGGCTCCTGATATTTCTGTATTAACACCTGTCTCTACAGGATTGTAATATACTTTATCTCCACCATTAAATACATTTCCTTTTACAACTACTTTTCCTTTAGTATTTAATATAAGAGGATTTCTTATATAAGTATCAGTACTAAATTTATTATTACTAATGGAAATAGTATTAGCCTCTGAATTAGATACTATATTTATCGAAGAACCGATAAATTCACTATTTGATATTTCCATAGATTTATCAGATGTAATATTAGCTGTAACATTTCCTTTGAATACAAGATTTTTAATATTAACAGCTTTAGTTAAATTTATTGCATCATTTATAATACATCCATTTCCTTTAATAGTTTGGCCTTCTTCAGCATTTGCTATAGCATCACTTATATTATCATATACTACACCATTTACTGTAATCTCAGGTTCTATAACTATTACTTCATCAGGATCTTTATAATCATTATTACTTTCAGTATCTATTTTAGCAACTAATATAATAGTATCAGCAGCTATATCATAATATGTTTTCATTATAACATATACTTTGTTATTATATATAAAAGCTGATTTATTACAAGCACTTGAGGAAGCACTATCTAATAGATAGAGAATATTTTCCGGAAGTTCAATCATATCAGATTCAAATTTTCTAATAGATATTAATCCTGTTCCGAGATCATGTCCTTTTTCCAAAAAAAGAGCTTTGATTAAACTCAATACAATCTCCTCCTTTATTTTAGTTTTATATTTAAATAAATGTAAAACTATAAAAAAAGAAGAGGGATTAACCCTCTTCCTTTCTTACAACCTCTTTTCTACAGTCATTATTTTACCATACTCTGCATCTATGATAATGGATAGTGTTTGAGAATTTTCTGTGTAATCATCGATAAACTCTATCATTTTATCGATTACCTTAAACCCATCATGGACACGTACAGAATATCTAAACTCCTTGTTTGCAACTATTATCAGGTTATACGTATTATCTTGTTTGATGGCAGAAATTGTATCTGCAAAGATACAAACCTTCGATGCAGTTTCTTTAAAATCAACTCGATCGGGTTTATTTTCCAATCGAGCATATTCAGCTGTTGACACTACGTAAATAAAAATTATTTTTTTCATCATAATATCTCCTTTTTACAGGCTCAATCTCTTAAGGTTGCCTGAGGGGACTCTTGATATTATCTCCATCCCATAGTTAATTATTGTCTTTATTATTACCTTTATTATATATAATTAAAAAAAGAGAGGGTTAACCCTCTCTTTTTTAAGTTACTACTGATAGCTTAATTGGCTCATCATAAAGTCTAATTGACTTTGGAGTGAGTCTATTTTGTTTCCCATCTGTTGTGTGTTCGAGTCTAATTGACTCTGCAATGAACATATCTGAGACTGAAGCCTCTGAATATATTCAGCATTTTCAGCAAGCTCTTTATGAAGAGCTTCATAGAGTTTACGTGCTTCATTTTCAAGAGCTTCATTTAATTCAGTATTCATAATGGTCTCGCTTTCTGACCTTCCATTGGAAGGTCTGTGTAGATATTATAATGGCGTCATACACTCACCTTATTTATACTTTTATAATATACAATTAAAAAAAATATAGAATATAGTAATATAAAAAGTGGTAGGAAACATTTAGATAATCATTAATAAAAGAAAAGGAGGTCATGTTAATGATAACCTCATTAAAAAGAAAACGAATGGAAGATTTAATCTATTCAGTATTTTCAGCATTAGACCCTACCGGTAAAAATACAAAACATTATCGTGAAGAGTTTTCTGCTATGTCAGATAAACAATTTGATTCTTTTTTTAAAGAATTATTTGCTAATGAAAATGATTACTTGACATTGACTGTAGTAGATTATGAAATAGAACTTACATTTGAAAGTATAGAAAAAGCTGCCGGTATATTAAAGGTTCCTTTATTTGAAAAAGTATATTGTCCTCATTATACTATGGATAAAGGAAATGTAGTATCCACTAAAGAACCTGTTCCTGTTGGATATTGTCATATAAAGAGAACTCAACAAATTCTTGCAAAAAAAAATGGACTATCAACAGCAAGTGATATTAGATCCGCTTTAACAGGTCAGGTTACAGCTTCTGATAAAAATGGTAGACAATCTGACCTTGAAAATTTCATGTTAATATCATATAATATGAAAGATACTTTAAAAGAATTAAATGGACCAAGATCAGATGATATGGTCATGAAAGAAGAAATGATAACATCTATTTCTAATAAAGGATATGTTTCATTAGAAGACTTAGATAGTGATGTAATTAATAAAACTACATTAAATACAGTAGATACATTTTTATTAGGAATGGGATTAAATTCAGACCTTGTTACAAAAGGTCTTATGTTAAAGAAAACTTTAAAAGAAGAGGAGGCTTAATATAATATGAAACTTTCAAATTCTGATAAAGAATACCTATTATCTATTAAACCTGAAGATATGACTTTTTCTTTTTTAGTAGGACTTATTGGAGATACAAGAAATGATGAACTTCCAAATAAACCATTAAAGAAAAGTAAGTTTAATCCAACTGATACTTTTACTTTAACACCAGCAGATTATTTTGTAAAATCAAATACAGAAACTACTGTAGGAAGATTTATATTTAATAAATATCTTATTGAAAGATGTGGATTTCAAAAAATATTAGGATATGTAAATATCCCATTAACTAAAGGAGCCTATGGTGGTATAGAGAAAAAATTAACTAATGCATTATTAAATGATCAAATAACTACTGATGATTATATTAAATGGATTGATTATAGAGATACATTGGGATTTCAATTAAATTCAGTAATAACTACATCATTTACAAGAAACTCTATTACATTACCTGCGGATGTTATGAAAAAGAAGAAAGAGTTATTTACTAAATATAAAAAAGAATTGAAAAATAATGATATTCCCACTTCTGAAAAAATCATTGGTGAATTAATGAATGATGTTAAAAAAGACCTTGCTAAAGATCCCGGATTAGATTTATATGTATCAGGAGCAAGAGGTGGTCTTGGTAATTATCAAAATATGAATATAATGAAGGGAGCATACAAAGATATAGTTACAGGTGAATATAAAGTACTATCATCAGCATTTATGGATGGTATTACAAAAGAAGATATATCACCATTTGGTACTTCAGTTGTAACGGGTTCATACCCCAAAGCCGTAAAAATAAATTAAAAAATATCGTATTATTACACTGTTTTACCTACTTTAAAATAAAATAAGTATACATACATATTTTTAAAAATACTATAAGAAAGGAATTTAAAAATATGAAAAAAAATCAACTTAGTGATTTTATACCACATAATTTAAAAAATGGAATTTACCTTGATATTGATAATATAGAAAATGATTACTTATGTAAAAAAGAAAAATGGAAACGAATATATATTGATAATATAGAAAGTGATTATTTCATATCATCAAAAGGTAGAGTAATGAGAAATGGTCGTATATTTAAAATAAGAGTAGGTGATAATGGTTATTGTTTAATGAGTATATCTAAAAGACATATGTCTGTACATAGACTTGTTGCTATAGCATTTATTAAAGTTCCTAAAAGACTTACAAAACAAGGTTATACTATATCAGATTTAGAAGTAAATCATATAGATGGTAATAAATGGCATAATACTGTAAGTAATCTTGAATGGGTAACTCCTAAGGAAAATATGAAACATGCTAGAGATACAGGTTTAAATTCTGGTATAATGGGCGAAAATTCTCATTTAGCTAAAATGACAAATAAAACAGCTATTAAATGTTGTGAATTATTACAAAAAGGATGGAGAACTGGTGATATAGCTAAAAAATTAAAAGTATCTAAAAAATCAGTTCAACATATAAAGAGTGGGGAATGTTGGAAAGAACTTTCTAAAAATTATATATTTCCTAGATTACTTGATTCAATTCCATATAAAATTCCCGATGAAACTATTCATAATATATGTAAAGAGTTAGAGAAGAAAAAGTATTCCGATTCAGTAATAGCTAAAAAATTTAATGCTAATAGAGAATATGTAAGGGATATACGAAATCATAAACTAAATATACGTATAAGTAAATATTATAATTTTTAAAATACCTGCGGCTTTAAAACCTCTCTAATTGCGGGGAACTTCCAATATTATTGGACATATATAAATTTATATATGCTCGTTAAGTCCTATATACTAAACTAAGATAGTAATATACTTAGTGGCAAGAGGTAATATCTCAAGGTATAGTAAAAAGTATAGGAATAGAGACAATCGACGCAGCGAAGTATCCTAAAATATTAGGATATGAGTTCAACGACTATCGAAAACATAGTTATAGAGAAATACTATAATGAAGAAGTGAGTAGAGTACACCTAATTAGGTGGAAACGGGAGGCTTAATATATATGGTAATAGTATATATTATGAAGATATAGTCTAATCTTTATAGAGATATAGAGTTAATATAAATAAGGTACAGCAGAATCAGGATATATGTCAAAGAAACTTTTAGCTGCAATGCAGACTGAAGTTATAGATACTGATACTAATAGTGATTGTGGAACAACAAAAACTATTGATATAAATATTACAGCTAATAATAAAAATAATTATTTATATAGATATATTTTAGAAGGTAGTAAGTTAGTAGAATTAACTGATAGTAATATAGATAAATATGTTGGTAAAACTGTTAAATTAAGAACTCCTATGTATTGTAAGAATGATAAGATATGTAATAAATGTGCAGGTAATTTCATATATAAATTAGGAGATGTTAATGTAGGTTTACAATGCTCTAAAATAGCAACTACATTAACCCAGTTAGGAATGAAAAAATTCCATGTTTCTAATATTAGTACTACTAAAATAGATATTGATGATCTTCTTATATAATTTATTGAGGAGGTGGTTATTTATGAAATTTCATAATATAACAAAATGTGATATGTTAAATGGCGATGGATTAAGAGTTGTATTATGGGTATCCGGATGTGAAATTCATTGTAAAAATTGTCAAAATAAAATTACATGGGATCCAGACTATGGAGTAGAATTTACTGAAGAAAGTAAAAAAGAAATATTTGATGAACTTGATAAAGATTATATTAGTGGAATAACTTTTTCAGGAGGACATCCACTACATCCAAATAATATAACTACTATTCATAATTTAATTAAAGAAATAAAAGAAAAGTATAAAGATAAAACTATATGGTTATATACAGGATATACTTATGAATATTTAAAAGAAAAGTCTAAGACAGATAATATATTAGATTATATATTGAAAAATGTAGATGTATTAGTAGATGGTCCTTATATAGATGAATTAAGAGATACTAAATTAGAATGGGTTGGTTCAAGTAATCAACGAGTCATAAGATTTAATAAATAAAGGGGTGATTTATATATGCCCGGAGTTGAACCTGTATTTGGTTTAAATAATTTTAAGAAACCTAAATATTTAAATGAAAGTGAAACTATAGAACATAATATACTTGCTTTATTATTTGGTAGACCTGGATATTTTCCATCAATGCCTGATTTAGGAATGAATATACCTGAAATGATGTATTCATTTTGGGATGAGATTAATGTAGAGGCTATTAAAGCAAATATGATAGTACAATGCTCAGCATTTGATGAATTCGTTATAAATGGTTCTTTGGATATAATAAAATCTACATATAATAACCAACCATTATTATTAATATCACTACCAATAGTAACAAAGAATAAAGAAAATGTATTAAATATAGGAATTACTTTAAATAAAAATGGAAATATAGCATATAATAGTGTGTTTAATTAACGATAATATAGAGATGAGTTTATTAACTCATCTCTATATTAATTAGTAATAATTATAGTAATAATCATCTACAAACTCTTTTGTTTCTTTACACTCTTTATCATCACTATCGCAAGCATCACTGTCATCAGTGTCATCACTGTCGTCATCACTGTCGTCATCCGAATCTTTCTTATCTTTACCATATAAATCTTCAAAAAGATCATCAATATCATCAGCATCATCAGGGAAATTATCTTTTAATGCATTAAAGAAATCTTCAGCATCTGCTTTAGTAATTTTCTTTTTATTAGCTTCTTCTAATAAATATTCTTTTTCATCACATGATATTTCTCCATTATCATATGACTCATAAATATCTAATTTAATATTATCATAATAATTCATAATACATGCTCCTTTCTATGATTAATATTAATTTATATATATGTTTTATTAATATAGATTATAATATTTATAGTAAAAAAGAATATACCGTATAATATTCTTTTTTGATTATATAAAATATCAGTAATACAAAAGAAGAAAGGAGGACATAATATGTCTGATTTTATAATTTTAATAATATTCATAATATTAATTATAGTTAAAGCTGTAATAGTATTAATGAATACGGTATTAAAAATAAGACATACTGAATCTATCTATAGATTTAGGGAAAGTTTAAAAGCTTTTTCTAAATCATTAGAGAAGGTTATAGTATGTATAGAGGAGCATTCTTAATGCTCCTCTATTTTTTTATTCAACTGCAGTTGTATCTTTTGCATCTAATAAATATAATTTAGCAGAACCTGCTCTTGAAGATCTACCTGTTAATAATAAATAATTGGTTTCAGCAACAGGCTCATCGCCACCTTCGTCTTCACCTTCATCAACAGCCTCTTCATTATCATTAGTAGGAGTAGTTCTGGGTTTAAGTACATCTATTACAGTCATAGGACAATCTGCTAAATATGCAGGTAAAACTTCACCTGTAATAACATCAACAGCCTCTTCATTAATAGTTACTTTAGTACCTACTCTTTCATCAGTAGCAACTCTACCATATAATGCTTTAATTAAATCTATACTCTGAATAACTCTTGTATCCCATCTGTACTCAGGCTCAGGCTCGGGTTCCGGTTCAGGTTCGGGCTCAGGCTTGGGATCAGGGTCTGGGGTAGGATCAGGCTTGGGATCAGGGTCTGGGGTAGGATCAACTGAAGACTCTGTAAATGTCCATGTGCCAGTAAATGTTACATTAGCACCATTAATAGTTTTTGTTTCAGCATCCCAACCATTAAATGTAAATGTACCTGCTTTATCATCATTAGTACCTTCTACAGAAGTCTGAGAAGGGGCCAAAGCTGTAACAGTTGCACCATCTTCGTATTCATTATCATCATTAGGAAGAGTAGCTAATACATCATTATTAGTTGTATCATATTCATATATTACTGTGTATTTAGTAGTTTCTTCCTGAGGTTCTACACCATCACCAACTACACCAAATGCACCAGTTACATTAGTATCTATAGAAGAATCTACCATTGATTTTCTTTTAGCCATAATAAAAGTCTCCTTTCATTTAAGATTAAGTTATTATAATGTTTTATAACTTTAATATATTCCTATTACTTTTGTATTACTATCATATTTAATATACTTATCTTGAGTGTATTTCCATGTATCATATTTATTTAAAAAATCTATAGTAGACCTTAAATTAATAAAAGATGAACCATTTTTATCTATAATAGTTTCAACATCTAATGCTAATTTATCATCTACAGTTACTCTTTTTTTAGTATTATTAAATCCTACTTTATAACCTAAATCAGTTAAAAATGCTCTTGCTTGAACATAATTATTTCCTTTAACATTTTTACTAAGATATTCTTTAATATTTCCATTTATAGCTATTTTACATTTAGTGTCTATAATATCAGGAACTTTAGGTGTAGTTTCAGTTAATCTATTTATAAAACTTCTATATCCAGATAAAGCTTTCTCATTTACACACCAAGGATTAGGACAACATTTTCCTGTTACCATATGATGCATTACAATATTACTTGTAGGTATTTTATATTTATTCATTAAATATTTTGTAAGTTCCAAGGCTTTATTTATAGAAGCTTCTGTGAAATACCAATCAGTGGCATTTGCATATAAATTACTTGTATTTTTTTTATTAGAGCATATCTCTATAGAAATACTATTCTTATTAGTTACTATATTATAGAATTTACCACCAAGAGAAGTAGTCATAGATGGATACTTACCACCACCAACAGCCCAAGTATAATAATTTTCTAAATTTGGATTATATTGTACAATATTAGCATCATCAACACAAAAATCTGCACTACCAAGAGAATTTGGATTTTTAAACCAATTACATGTATTAAAAGCTGCTCCGGGTTTGGATGATACTCCTGCTGTATAATGGAGTACTATATATTTTATACTACGACCATTCGACCTTGTAATATTTCCATATCCTGTATTTTTGAGTATATTTATACCCATAAATATCACTCCTTCTTATTTAATATAGGTATTATAGTTTATATAAATGTTTTTATTGATAAATGAATAAGAATATTCTATAAAACTTTAAAATAAATAGGAAGTGATAAAAATGAATAATAAAGAATTTAAATTAGATTTAATAGATAAACTATTAAATAGAAATGTTTTTACACAAAGAGTTTCTTTAAATGAAATAAGAACAAGATGTCCTTATTGTGGAGATTCTCAAAAAAATTATAATACAGGACATTTTTATATAAAAATAAATCCTGACGATAATAAACCAATAGTGTATAATTGTTTTAAATGTCCTGCACAAGGAATATTAAAATATAATGATTTAGAATTACTTAATATATATGGTGACAATTATAAAGAAAATATAGAATTATTAAATAAATCTTCTGATAGATTTTCTTATACTGA